CAGATGCAATGGGCAATGTCTACATCAATGGAAATGGAACTGCAAAGTTTAGTGGGTCCGTCACAGCATCCTCGTTTGTTAACTCTTCACGCATTGACTTGAAAGAGAATCTTAAAAAGGCCGATTCTGTTTTAAACAAGATCAAAGATGCGGACATCCTCTCTTTTAACTTCATTGATGATGCAAAAGAGCACATAGGTCTTGCGATCGGTGGCAAGTACAATGTGCCGGAGGAAGTAGTTGCTAAAGATGAGGATGGAGAAGAGCAAGGTGTAGACCTTTACACAATGGTTTCAATGGCATGGAAGGCTATCCAGGAACAGCAAGAAATCATAGAGCAGTTAGAAACAAGGGTGGAAGTGTTAGAAAAGAAACTGAATCCTTTTGGGAAGATAACAGACATCATAAAAGGAGATAATGATGGCAATACAAATTAGACGAGGTACAAATGCGAATTGGGAATACAATTACGGAAATATTGTAAGCGGAGAGCCAGCAATCACAACAGACAGTGAGCGGTTTGTAGTAGGCACATCAGTAGGGGCATATGCAGAGTTCAGCAATATCAATGTAGTGGCAGAACCATACAACTTTTCGGAGTCTTATATCGTTGGACAACTATGTAACTATGGTGGGCAGACATATAAATGCCTTGCCCCAACAAGCGGAACATGGGATTCAACAAAGTGGGGAGCGGTTACATTGTCAAATGGCATTTTATCGGCAGAGGAATATTTGGAACTTGCAAGGCTGATGGCATCGGCTTATAGCAATTCAGTAACATACTTCCAAGGGCAGTTTGTCACATATGGTGGCAATGTCTACGAAGCGAAGCAAAACATAACCTCTGCGGAATCATGGAACAGTAGTCATTGGAATTTGATAGGGAGTGCAAGCTAATGAACATTAAGAATTTATTTAAAAACTTGTCTGTGGCAACAGAAAACTTGTCTGCGATAACAGAAAACTTGTCTGCGGTAACAGAAGAAAATATCACCCTAAAAAGTGGCTTTACACTTTCTTCGTGGGGGACTGCAAAGCTAATCAAATATGGAAAACTTTGTATCTTGCATCTTTGGGGTTTTCGTACAACAAGTAACATCACAAGCGATACGGAATTTGCCACATTGGACGGGGAGTTTAAGGCGATAGGAGGTCAGTTGACAGCAGGAAATTCTTCCTATGCTAATCCATTGATTAGAATTGATGCATCTGGCTCTTTACAGGTAGGCACTATGACAGCAAACGTCAATTATTACGGTCAATTTGTGTTTATAAAAGTGGGGGGGTAATACTTAATTTACTCAACGCACTCTCTGAAAGGGGGTGCGTGGCATGATTAAGACACTCATGAAGAATATATTTATACCATTACTCACAAGGATAAAAGCACTTGAGTACAGCATTGGATTAATTGCTGATTATGTCGTGGAAACTGGCACAAGCGGTATTTGGACTTATGAAAAGTGGGAGAGCGGTAAGGCAGAATGTTGGGGAAAACAAACGAGTACGTTGGCTAGTGGGCAAATATGGGCTAATCCTATATATTCCGCACAGCCACAACGTCCAAATTACCCATTCACTTTTTTAGAACCACCAAGCGAAACAGCAACTGTCACAAATTCCACAAACGCTTGTTGGATTTATAAACAAGCAGGCGAAAATAACAAGAATACAACTACCACGACAGCAAATTATTGGGCAATTAAAGTCAATAGTTTTGATAATAATTCAATGATAGAAATTTCATATCATGTTATCGGAAAATGGAAATAAGGTGAACAAATGAAAAAATTTTTCTCAAGTAATGAATGGCAGTGGAGATTGCTTCGCACTATCGTGCAGGGCATCATCGGTTTCCTTCTCGCCAACATAGATATTTTATTTGCTAACTTTCAGTTAGACGCAAACACAAAAGCCATTGTGGTCGGAATCACAATGGCTATTTTATCGCCTATTATGGCAGAACTTGGAAAGCACAACGAGGAAGACAACTAATGGAAACAAGTATCATCGTGGCAATCATATCTGGACTGGTCACTCTGATCGGAACGATCATCACTGTATTTGCAGGCCTGAAGACTTCCGCACAGAAGGCAACCATTCAGCAGGCGATCACTGACACCAAACTGGACGAGCTGACAAGGGAAGTGCGGAAGCATAACAACTTCGCAGAAAAACTTCCGGTCATTGAGGAGCAGATCAAGGTAATTAACCACAGAATCGCAGATCTTGAAAAGGAGGCGAAATAAATGACTAAAGCACAACAGTTAGAGAATGCTGTCCGCTTTGCAGAAGCAATCGCAGCTGATAATAGTCACGGCTACAGCAACGTGGTCGATGACAACCTCGGCCAGCATGGAGACTATGACTGCGGAGGACTGATCTCCGCAGCTCTTCAGCACGTTGGCCTGATCAAAGGAGTATTCGAGCCGAATGAGGAATACGGCACGCCGTGGAGCTGGGGAGCTGTCCTCTATCCGGCAGGATTCAAGAAGCTTCCGTTCAATTATTACGGAATTAAAAGAGGCGACATCCTGATCAAAGACGGACAACACACAGAGCTGGCAACCGGATCTTATTACGCAGTCGGAGCGCATGACAATTATGATGGCAGAAGAGGAGACTGGGGAACCGGGAACGAGATCAGTGTTCAGCCGATTCCGCAGGGATATTGGCAGTATATCCTGAGACTCGACACTGGTGGTGGAGCGGATCCAGTCAGCGGTACATATATCGAGTATTGTGTCCAGGAAGACCTGAACAAGGCTATCCTTCCGGTTGTTATTAATGACAGTGACTATGCAGGCATTTATGGTTCTGATGTTATTGGTATTGCTATGAAGCTCTCCAATGGGGCTAAAATCCATTATCAGGCACATCTTTGGGAAGGTGACTCTGAAGAGTGGTATGGCGATCCGAAGTGGCTGCCATCCGTAACCGGCTACAACTGGAATGACACAGAGAATGGTTTTGCAGGAGATGCAAGGCCGATTGATGCCTTCACAGTCTGGACCGATGATAAAAAGGTTGAAGTGCAGTACCAGGCACATGGAAGAAAATCCGGCAAGTGGTATGAGTATGTATCATCCTTTGACCACAACATTCATGATGATGATAAAGGCTTTGCCGGAGTTATCGGCGATCCTATTGATGGCATCAGAATGAAGGTAGTGCTCCACTGATGCGTTGGTTCAGTTTTGGTTCAGTTGATGCCAATAAAGCCCTGAAATAAAGGAAAGAGCACTTGACTTTTAATCAAGTTGTCCGGGGTTCGAATCCCCGCACGCTCACGGCTTAAAAATAGCGGAAAACCTTGAAATATTAGGCTTTCCGCTTATTTTTTTGCTCTTCTAAAACTTGTTAAAGTTTGCAAAAGTTTAGCAAAATTTGGGTTCAATTCTGGTTCACTGGTTCAGTTTTGGTTCAGTTTTTTGGGCTTAACAAGAACGCTCACAAGAAGTCCGGCAAGAGAGAAGAGGGCAAGGATTATATAGATGACAACCAGCCATGTCACATCAGCTTCTGCAAATGCTGTTGCCATAATACCAAAGATATTAATAGCCAGGCAGGCAATGCATCCGCCTAACACTCCCTTTCTACTGCATGCTACCATAACAATTCCCTCCGGAAGAAGAAGGATGAAGCCAAGGATCATTTGCACAGAACCAAAATTATATCCTAATACATCTTCATTTACTGCGTTGCCTATTCCGGCAATTAAAGAAATAACTGCCACAACCATAGTAATAATCCCTAAAACCAATCTTGCTACTTTCATATTATTCCCTCCTATATTGCTAAATCCTTATATAATCCCTTAGTATTTTCTTTTTCTTCTAGTAGATGGCTGTATGTTTTCAAGAATATGAGCTCAGAATGGCCCATGAGAGCCGCTGCCTTTTTAGTACTGATAATTCCCTTCTGACACAGATAATACAGCTCTGTGGCACGATTATGGCGGAAATAATACATAGTTATTGGCAGGCCTATTTCATCCAAAATCCTTTTTGTAAATTTAACATAAGATGATTTAGTCATTAGGGAGCCATCTCGCTTATGGAAGAGAAGTGTGTTTTTATCCTCAGCTATATACTTACGTATATACTTAAGTAGTTTGTTTGGGATAGGAATATCTCTGCTCAACTCTGTTTTTGTCCCCTTCAGGTTGGGGTTATTGCCATCAAACTCCACAGACTTTGTGATATGCAGTATCTTTTTATTAAAATCAATATCGAATCGGCTGAGCGCCAGAGCTTCCCCTGGTCGCAACCCAAATGTTAAGAGAATATTAACAAACATTCTTTCCATCGTAGGGAGCTTAGCCTTTTTGATAATTTCCTTCTCCTCTTTGGTAAAGGCTCTCTTTTCCTCCGCCTTGCGCTTCAGGAGCTCTAAATTCCTTGCAGGATTAGATGAAATGATTCCATCATCTATGGCGGTATTAAAAATCTGTTTTAAGGTCATTTTGAGAATTTCTGCGGTCCTTCTCCCTGCATACTGGTTTACCACTTGCTGGCAATCAGTCTTAGTAATCTTCCGGAGCTCCATCAGATCTATGGCATCCATCTTCTTCAAGGCATTAGAGTACATCTCTCTGGTAGCTGCACTTTTATTAGCTTTGTAAATCTCCTGCCATTTCTTAGCATAGGCTCCAAAAGTAATATCAGAAGGATTCTTAGTTTTAGATGCCTGGATAAAGTAGTTCCGGATGTTCTGATCAAGTTCTGCCTGACTGGATCCATAGAAGTGCTTCCTGATCCGAGAGCCATCAGATCTAAAACCCACTTGCAGATATTTATGATATTTTTTCATTCAAAATCCCCCATGATTAAATCAACCACAGTTGTGTCTAATATGGCTGCGATCTGTTTAAGTCTCTTAAAAGAGATGTCAACTTGGCCATTTTCCATTTTGTTAATAGTGGTATGGTCAGTATAGCCACATTTGTCAGCCAGCTCCTTTTGTGTCATGTGTAGCTGTTTTCTCCGTTTCCGGATATTCTCATATAATCTGTCCATTTTATACCCCTCATTGCGTGTTAACATGTGTCCGCAAAGAAATAATAACAAAAATGTGGATAAAATGCAATATTTGTGTTGACAAAGGCAAAGTGATGGTGTATTTTCTAAATGTGGATTAAATCCACATAGAAAATTGAGAGGAGGAAGCAATGAATATTCAGATGATAGACAATAAGCGGAAGGAGCAGCGCTATACTGTGACAGAGTTCTGCCGCCAGGTAGGAATTGACCGTACCACTTACTATAAACTTCTGGAGAATCCGGACAGCATGAAGATTTCAACCTGGAACAAGATCGCTGACCTTCTGAAGCTTAACATGGCTGAACGCAAGGAATGTTTAAAGTAAAAATTTTACCCTAAAATGTGGATATAATCCACAAAGGAGGACCTAATGAACAAGAAATTAATTATTTTTGCCCTGGTTATTTTGATGATCGTTATAGGTTTGTGTTTCTGCCTTGTAAGGCTGAGCATCACTCGAAGCAATGAAACGATCAGCAGAGTAGACCGGCACATTGAGGAGGTGTTAGGAAGTGACTAATGAATTATCTTGCAAGGACTGCATCTGGGCTCAGACTGATGTCAACAAATTTCCTTGTAACAGATGCAGAAGAGCTTACGTGGACCATTACAAAGCCCAGACTATTAACTCATGGATAACTGATGTCCACAAAGCCATTGCGGAATTAAGAAGGCTTAAATCATTCGATTGCTATGACATTGATGATATTCAATTTGATTCTTATGGCACAACAATCATGATGATGGGCGATGCGGTTCCTGGAATGGCAAAAGAGCTGCACACGGATCATACCCAGACAGACAACTTTAACCATTTACAGATTGGCTCGTTGGATTTTGTTTCCCGGAGGTATGAAGATGGCTAAGCGCTGGCAGACCATTACAGAGCTGAAGAGGGATGGATGGAGTGAGAGCCAACTCCGCAGGATCGCCAGATCTGATGAAGCTCACAAGTACTGCCGAAGGACCAGTGAGAGAGGGAAATACCAATTTGATACCTATGCCTTAAACAGCAAGGCACCTTATTTAGACAAGATAGGAGGAATTAATGGCAACATTTGAACAATTAGCAAAGGCCAATGCCCAGATCAGGACCACTGACATCAAGGGCAAGGATTATGCAGAGGTCAACCAGAGGATTAAAGCCTT